AGTGGTTTAGGGAGCAGGATTTTTGGGAGCCGCATCGGGAGGATGCGATTATTAACTGGATTACGGAAGGTCTGTTTTAGGGTCCCAGCCCATGCCTTCTAGGTACATGCGGGCGATGTATTCGTCTTCTGCATATCGGCAGATGCTGCCGGTGCAGGCGCGGTAATAGATTTCGCCGCGTTCGTTTTCCAGCTGCTCCAGTCGAAAACTCTTGCCGAAGTCGGTGCTGTGTACGACTGTCATTGGCGGCCGATGCGCATTTCAATGTGTCGAACTCTAGTTTCCAAGTCGCTGAGGCGTTCTTTGGAGTCGTTTTTAAGTTCTTGGATGTCTGAGGCGACGGTGTTTACTGATTGCTCCAGCTTGGCGACTTGCATAAAAAGACCGCCCAACCCAATGACTGCGGCAGTCAGTAGGGCTGGGACGGCTTGGTTCCAAGGGTTTGGTGGCGTTGCCACATCTACCGCGACCTCTTCACTAGAACCCATTGCGCTGAATTGGTCGCCTCTTTTGTAGGTTAGCGACCTTGACCGCGTAGGAGTTTGCGGGTGCCGCGTGGACGGCTACGTTTGCTGTTACCTTGGCGGGTCTTTTTGGGCTTGCTTTCGATGTGTTCGAGGCGTCCCAGTGCTGTGCGGGATTTCATAGTTAAATTGTGGGTTCCTCGATTCCGATGTCTTCGATTAGATCTTGCTCAACTGGCATCCATGGCATGCCCATCTCCATTTTTGGGGATGCGTATTGTGCTTGCAGGTCAGATTGAATGGTTGTTAGTTGTGCTCCGAGGGTTGTTTCCACCATTGTGATGAAGTCACTTTCGGTCATGTCGTCGAATTCGATGAAGTTGTTTGGGTCGGGATCAGCGAACTCCACTGTTCCGTAGTAGTACGCACCAAGCGGGGTGGTGGAACCGTTGGTGTATGCAAGACGGTATTGCACGTCTGCGATGACGTTTGTAAGTCCCGAATGTGTCGGGTAGACCTCAAGTTTTGAGAAGGACCAAGTGAACATGGTAGATACCTCAGATGGCGATGTCTCGGAGAATGATACGACCGGTGTTTACGTCTACACCTTTTTTAAACCCTCGTAGTTTAATGTTCAATTCAGGGAATAAACCTAAGGCGCTTCTCGGATCAGTATTTTGACCTACATCCCCTGGTAGAAGTCCGCTCACATAGGTTGCAGTATCCGGTCTAGTCCCCGCACCCGCTACCTTGAACCACTCACCACTACCCGTCCCAAAAATCTGGAACTCGGAAGCATTAAAAGTATCTTTTGTTCTTGTACCAATTGTGTACCTAGATGTAGCTCCTGTACCTGTTGCTGTAGTGTAGTCGTCGTCCCACCTTCCAAAAGTACCGTTATACCCTCCAAAATTTGGGGATGATACTCTAAAAGTGTTGAACATTCGTCCAAAGAACGGAGTAAATTTACCTATTTCTGCAATAAAAGCTTGGAAGCCTGGTCCGATAGTTTTCCAGCCTGTGTTACTCGGTTCCGCTACAGATGTTGCTACAGTTCTATTGTAATTTAGTAGTGTTATGTTGTTCCAGTTGTAGTTAGAGCTGTACTGTGCTCCGTCTGGGGTAATCGGTAGATTACCGCTACCAAGACCTAGGTTTACCTCTCTGTCTCTGTTTTCAGAGGACGGCCCGATAAACTGTTGAGCAAATCCGGTAATTCTGTAGTTTTGAATGGTAAACTGACTTGTACTAGGCAACCTGTATCTAATTTTTGTTAGGTCATATACATTGGAATCATCTGTGATTGTGCCTGTATTGACCTCGCTAGATATTTTTATATTTCCGAAGATTCTGATGCCCCGAAGACTTACTTGTTCGGTATTCACCGCGATAGTAATTTGGTTGTCAGCTTCTCCGCCAGTTTGACCAGCGCTTGCAGGTCTAAGTGCCCCAAATGCACAGCTATAAAGTTTACCGGTTTTTCTAAAGTCAACTGCTTCTCTTTGCCTAACTCCATAAATTGGGTACGTAGCGCGTGAGGCATTTTCGCTACGGCATGCCTGCGAGCGCAAATAGTAATTAAATGCATTGTCAGGATCCGCCTTTGCAGATGTTCTCCATTCAGAAATAGGAGTATTAAAATTGTTACCGGAGTCAAAATATGAATCAGGGACAGCATCGTTTACCATTGTGTCCATTATACCTAACCAAGCAAACCCTAAAATAGTAGCGTCTTCGTTAAATACTAGTCTTGTTGGTAATACGTCTACCAATATAGGAGTATCTGTAAAGTTACGTAAACGCTGTACTTGAATTCTTGCTCCAAAAGTTGGTTGTTTAGTTACATCAACAAAGTTATCGTATGCGGGGGTGGCTCCACCCATAAATGGCACAGGACCTTCTTCTGTAAAGTTTGTGGCAAAAGTATTTGTTGTGTAGTCCCAAGAAAACAGCTGCGTTACAGTATCAAAAGTTATTACTGTGCTGACGATCATAAGACCGGGGCCCACTCTGTATTGAACAAGTGTTGATGCGGAAAACCGCGTACGTGCGTAGTTGGCTGCTACGTCTAAGTTTTTAACAGCTTTACCCGGAGTTGTTGGGGGGTCTGCCAGTAAGTCATTTGCGGAGATGTTTCGTCCATTGATTGGATCGACGTACACAATCTGTGTACCAGTGCTTGCGGAAACAAGGCGGTTTTGGGTCTTCCAGTATTCCAAGCCTTGCTTGGTCACGACTACTGGGTTTGCGTTGATGCTGTTGTTGCGTTGGGTATCGTTGTTACCCGAGATCTGAGTTGTGTCTCGTAGTTCTTGGGCACTGGCAAGTTCGACTGGGCCAGCGCTCTCGGTTGTAGTGGCAACGTTGGGAAGGGTTGCGGTGGTGTTGACAACGAGGTTGTCTACCGTGATCGAGCTTGCGGTTAGACCGTTGGGGAAATCGGTCTGCGCAATGTCGTCAAGACGGGTGCTGCCGATGGCATCGACGCTTAGGGTTGCGCCAGTCTCGATGTCTTCAAGGCCGCGAGGTGTGACGTTAAAGCCGTCCTCGTTGCTGCCTTGCGGTACGACGCGGCCGCCGTTGTCGTTGGTGAAGTAATAGGTGAACTTGTTTTGTGCTCCAAGCTCTTGTTGGACTGCGGGGAGAGCTTTGGTGTAGTTGAGGAAGCCTGCCCATTCCCAAGCGTGACCGTAGAGGCGGAGTGTGCTGGGACGACGGAATTCGATTGCCCAGTTACCCAGGCCGGAGGCAGCGCCACCAGTGGGCAGAGTTGGGAAGTCAACGTTGCTGGTGGGGTCGCGGTCTCGATCATCCGCAGCCTGAGGAATCAAGGCTGCATGCGCAGCATTAGTAGAGAAACCGAGTGCAGTTAGAAACGCAAAGGTGGCTTGGTAATCACTGGAACTGCGATATTGTTCGCGCAGAGTTCCAGCTGCGGTCCAGCCATTAACAAAGTCAAGGCCGAGATCGGTGCTGTTTACATCATCATCTGTGTCAGTATTCAGCGTGATAATAGGGGCTTCATTTGAGTTGCTATCTTCAGGGTCAAATGCTGACCGCATGTGTACATAAGTTTCGCCCCAGAGATCTAGGGTGGGGCCGCCGGTTGAGGCGCTAGTGAAATCAGACAGTGCTTGGTAGTGTTTGCCTTGGTATTTGACTACTGTTCCAGCGCGGTAGAAAGTGCTGTTTGCGTAGGTTTGGTCGGGAGCGCCTCGGCGCAGCGTAATTTCTGACGCACGAACAACGCCAGGAGAACCCGCGCCTGTGCCAGCAGAGCTGACCAAAAGAACGTCGTTGCCTGTGGTGCCAAGGAGTTGGGTAATAGCTCCACCTGCACGGCTGGGGTCTGTTTGCACAACAAAGTTGCGCTCAGGCAGACGGCTGACAGCGGTGTTGTTGAGCTTGAGGCTTACGCGACGTTCAGCTGGTGTACGAGTATCGACTAGTCGGCGAATGTAAATTCGCTTACCTACGGCTGTGCTTAGGCCGGTGTCGGTGTTAATTTCTGGAGGATTGTTTGTGCCAGATTGCTGTAGTCCTCCTAGGACATTCAGATTGCTGGGATTAGCAGAACTCCAAGCAGAGGCTGAGAAGTCGGTGCGCCAGTCGTCGCCAAGTGGGTTTTCTACCCACACTTTGGTGCCTGATGCAAGAGTGTAACCTTCGTTTAGAACGATTGAAGGAACACTTTCGTTAATTTCGTCGGCTGCTAGAGGTGCTTCAAGTGTAATAAGAGAGTTACTTACTGAAGCAACAACACCCAAGTAGATGCGGCGGATGTTGCCGGTCTTTTCGCCAAGGTTTAGGGGTACGCGGATTGCGTTTACTGCCCAGTTACGATCCAGGTTGAAAGCAAAGTCTTTGTAGCCTTTACTCAGGGCAGCACATCCACCAAAGCTGCTATTGCTGTTGGTGATTGTGATTTCACCGCCAAGGTCAGTGAAGTGGTGGACGCCGTGGCCAATAGCGAAGACGCTAACTTCTTGTACGAAAGCGTTGTTGATTGCGCTGATGTGGCGGCTCAGACGTGACGGGTTCATCCGCACGTTGTCTGGGTCAGCTGCAATGAATTGGTTGTAAGTGGTGGTAGTCCAAGTGCTGGCGTCGTAACGCTGCCAGCAGCTCATGTCTTTTTGCAGTGATACGCCAGTGAAGTTGGCGGTCACCATCGACTTCAGGCCATCTACTTTGGAGCCGTCCATGAAGGCTCCGCCCATGCCGTAGTTGGAACGGACTGAGCAGTTGAAAATGTAGGGTGACGCGCTGCTAGTGGTGTCCCACGCAGGGTTAGGTGCATCGGCGCGGTCGATTGGACCGACAATTTCGTACTCCGTGCCGCGAGTTACTGTCAGTGCAGAGCCAAGGTCTGCTCCACTGCCGACTGCGCTAAAGGTTTTGGCGTAGAAATCATCGAGTTCTGCTTGGCTCGCAAAGTGAAAGCCGTCGAGCAGGTGGTGACTGGCCTCAAGGCCAATCTTGTCCATGAAGGTGAAACCGAAGAAATAGCCGGTTCCAGTGATTTTCAGCATCGCCCGGCGATTGCTGTAATCAGGTTGCTCGTCTGCTACAGCTGGGACGAAGTTTGGACGGATTGTGGTCTTGCGCAGGTCCGGGCCACACAAGCTGCAACCCCGAGGAAGCAGTACGCCGCCAACAGTCGCTGGGTTGAACTGAATCAGCTCATTGATAGTGGGGTCTTTGGATGTGCCCCAGGAAGTCAGGCTGGTGTTGGAGCTGCCGGGGTCGTTGTAAAGAGTGTGGACGCCGGTAGAAAGAACGATGCTCACGCAGTCAACGTGAGCGGCAGGGTCGGTAATTGTGTACCAGTCTTTGCTGGTGATGATTGCGGCTTCGATTACCGCACGGTTGATTGTTTTAAACGGGCGCTGTGGAGTAAAACCGCAGGTGAGCCGCTGCTTTTCAAGACGCTTAAGTTTGGACTCAATAATCTCAGCTTGAGTTACCCCCGTTTCAAAGTCGTTATATGCCCCACCTACGAATTCGTCGCTACCTGTGTAGGGGTTTACATACAGTGTGAAGGGGGCGTTGAGGGGGTCTGCTTGGGCGGTGTTGCCTGCGGATACGGCGGCGTTACCCACCACCTGCCGCATCATGTCGTTCAGTGCAGCAATCTGAGAGCGAAACTCACCTTGAGTTGCATTGATGTCGCTCAGAGAGCCGCTGTCACCAGCAAACCCGAGATTAGTCACGTCTAAGTTCTGCTTCGTGTCTTGATTGTAGCGGCAGCCTAAACCGGCAGCACTCGTACCTTAATTTCCGAGGTGGCCACGAAATCTGCTGTTCCAGTGATCACCTCGGTGGGGCGCGTGCTGATTCGTGTGTTGGTCATCAAAATGTCGCACTCGTAATAGACCGAGCCGTCGGGCTGTTGGTTATACCCTGTGCGGTTTTTGTAGATGTAGAAACGTGCTCGGGAGTTGCATTGGTTTTGAGTGAGTAGTACCAAGCGGAGGACGGAAAGGCCGGACTCTTCGTTTTCATTCAAGCTGCTCTCTGCTTGGAATTGCAGGCTGCCCGCACCACGCACAATTGATTTGATGTTTTCCCCGAAGGTTTCGCCGATAGCTGTCACGTCAAGGCTGGCGGCATCTACGGAAAGAACCCACTCTTCCAAGTCGCACTGGATCTTCCAGTTGCGGGCTGTTTCATCACAGACAACATCGAAGCCAGCAGGCAGGCTGATCGTATTACCTAGGAATTGTTCTGATCGTGCCAGTGGCCAAGAATTTACCGAGGCGGCAGCTGTATTAATGGCTGAGGCGTACTCGGTGTTCGAGTTGTAAAAAGCGAGGATAAAATTTCCGGGGTTTACGTTCAGGATTGGTTTTTCTTGGCCGGCTATGGCGTAAGCCTCGGTGGTTGTTTCCCAGAAACGGATGCGATCCAGTTCGTCGCGGCTGATGTAGGCGTCTGTTTGTAGCGTCAGACCTGTGTTTGCGGCATTGTTGTAGAAGTCATCACCGTCTACAGAGCTGTAGAAAGGTGCTCCATCTGTTAGGGGGCCTGTGTAGAAAATGCGGTTGGGACCTAAGTCCCAGACAGAGCCTCGGTAAAATCCGTGGCCGTCGGGGCAATCTGCGTAGCCGTCACCGTTGATGTCTAGCGGCACCCCAATGGATGACGCGATGATTACACGGTCGCCGCCCCAGAAGCCTGGGTTGCTTAGTGAGATTGTTCTAGGTGTGGTGGACGTGTTAATCCGAGCAGGTGCCAGAACTGTTGGCTCTGGAATTGCACGGCTTATTTCTAGAACGCCGCCATTACCTAGGACAGCCATTAGAACGCACCTTCAGGTTTGCCGCTGACTGTGAAGGAGATAGGAACGCTGATTAGGCTGCCGACACTGACGCTTACACCGACTTGGGTCACCAAAATCTGACCCTCAATAGTGCCAAGTGAGGTTGATGTGTCTAGCAAAAGTTTTACGTTGGATAAATTTTCGGAATCGCTAAGTAGCGAGTTCATGATATTTCGGGTTGCAGTATTTTCCGAG